GCGCCGGCGCTCGCATGTACCTAGGCGTCGGAGGTGCTGGTGGCGGCACGCCGGGTCTCCAACCCGGAGGGGGCGGTTCGACTCCGACCCCGACGCTCCATACCTGCGGCGGCCGTGGCTGAGAAAGTAGACGACGCGCGTGTATGGCGCAGGCTCTTCGCCGACGGTCTACCTGACTACTTCGACGCGCGTCACACCGGCTTTCTTGATGAGCTCGAGCGAACGCGGTCGGTTGCGAAGGCTGTCATCGCTGGAGGTGCTTCGCGCGCGTGGTATTACTTGGAAGCAAAGGACTGCGAGCGCGCAGAGTTCGCGCATGCGTGGGAAGAAGTCCGGAGGAGCGGCGAAGACATGCTGCGTGACTCGCTTCTTCAGCGCGCGATCACTGGGTCCATCACGGAGATTCGTGACGGCAAGGGCGAAGTCGTTCGGCGTATCCGCGAGTTCAACCCGACGCGCGAGAAGTTCGTCGCCGAGGCGATCCTTCCTGAGTACCGGCGCGACTCGATCAAGATGGAGCGGCTCGTGCAAATCCTTATCCAGATCCAGAACGTCATTCGCGCCGAGTGCGACGAAGGGACTGCCGAGCGCGTGATCAAGCGGATAGGCAGCGAGGTGATGACAGATGCTGCTTAGCCGCTTCAGGGGGTAACCTGTGGGCATGAAGTCACCTATCGCCAGATTGTTCCCGATCCTCTGGGGATTCGTCGTGCTCGTCGCCGTCGGCGTCTTCCTCGCAGGCTTCGCCTCAGCTCAAGGCGCCAATGGCCCAGACGTCCTCCTCGTGATCCTCGACGACGTCTCCGACGAGGCGCTCGACCAGATCTCGCCGACGCCTACCATCGACGCGCTCGCGGCGCGGGGCATCAGGTATCGCCGTGCATACGGGATGCCGACCTGCGGGCCGGCGCGCGCGACGCTCGCGTTCGGCCGCTACGTCGGCCGCGACCTCGGGTCGTGTGGAACACCGGTCGCAGGCATCACGCCCGAGCCCGAGGACCTCCTGCTCGCCGACTACGCGCGCGGCGCCGGCTACGCGACCGCGCTCGTCGGCAAGTGGCACGTCGGCGCGTCGTGGTCGCCCGCCCTCGCCGCGCCGCCGAGGCAGGGCTTCGACACCTGGACCGCCGGGACCTACGACAACCTCAACTCGGCCTGCGGCCCGGGCAAGGGGTACTGGCGCTGGCAGCGCGTCGACGCCGACTCGCAAGGGTTCACCCAGGGCGTCGTGACCACGTTCGCCACCGCCGACCAGCGCGACTCCATGATCGACTGGTGGACCGCGACGCCGTCGCCCAAGCTCGCCGTGCTCGCGCTCAACGCTGGGCACTCACCGTACGGGCCGAACGACGCGCCGCCACCGTCGATGCTCCCGACCGGATACCAGACGCCTCTCTCGCCGCGCGAGGTCTTCGAGGCTCAGATCGTCGCGGCCGACTTCGCGCTCGGCGAGCTGCTCGCCTTCGTCGACCCGGCTACGACGCTCGTGATCCTCACGGCGGATAACGGGACGTCTGGTACGGTCGCGTGCTGCGGCGAGGACCCCGCGAAGGTGAAGCAGACAACGTTCGAGGGCGGGATCCGCGTGCCGATGATCGCCGCCGGCCCCGGCGTCGCCTACGGAATCCAGTCGTGGAACCTCGCGCACCTGGTCGACCTCATGCCAACGATCGCGCTGCGCCTCGGGGCGAAGCCCGCGAGAGGCGTCGTCTACAACGGGATCCCGATGCGCCTCGGCGACGGGCTTGAGACGCGCACGATCGCGTACTGCGACTATCAGCCGCTCGTTGCCGGGTTCGTGCGTGACCGATGCGCGGTCGACTGGCGGTGGAAGGTGCGCCGCGTGGGCGACGTTGCGCCGTTCGTGGAGGAGCTGTACGACCTGCTCGTCGACCCGGAGGAGACGATGCCGATGCCGCTGAGCGCTGGGCCGCCTGCGACGGTGGCGGCGTTGGTGGTGGAGCTGAATGCGCATGAGTGAGCCGAGCGACGACGCATCCGAGCGTTGGCTTGAGGCGGAGCGTCGCAGGCGTGAAGCTCTGGCCAAAGACTGGCCTCGATGGATGGAGGAGCAAATGCTCGCAGATCCACCCGAGACCGAGCACTACCACGAATGACGCTCGGTAAGTACGGCCCGCCGAAGTGTCACGTCGAAGACGGCGAGCCTCTGGCCGAGTTCGTCTTCCAGTGCCCTTGGTGTGGGTTCACGGTCCGGTACGTTCGAACGCTCAACTCATGCCACGATATTGTCCACGACGCATTCGTAGCTAGTCGCTACATGATCGAGTATCACGACCTGGCTAACTGCCAGGTGCTCCCGTGACGTCCCAGCTCTCCCGCGCCTGGGCCGCCGCGAGCACCCGTCGCACCGACTCCACCCGCGCCCCGTTCGCCGAGTTCTACGCCCGGCCGATCGAGTTCGTCGAGCAGGTGCTCGGGTGGCGACCTTGGGGCGCGGAGGACAGCCCGACCGGAGCGCCGGGGCAACGCGAGTGGCTCGCCTCGCTCGCGTCCAGTGGACGTACGCTCGCGTGTACCTGCCACGGTCCGGGTAAGACCCGCCTCTCGGCCGCCGCCGTGCTCTGGTTCATGCAGACACGACGCAACTGCACGGTCGTCACGGTTGCCCCGACGTGGCCGCAGGTCGTCAAGCTCACCTGGGCGCAGATCCGAGCCGAGCACGCGGAGGCACGGCGTCCGATCCCAGGGCCGCCGCCGCTGACGCACCAGTGGGAGATCGCCCCGCGCTGGTCAGCGTCGGGGTTCTCCACTGACGACTACACACGCGCCTCGGGCATCCACGCGCACACCGCCGCGTCGGGCGAGGAAGGCGAGATGCTCGTCATCCTGGAAGAGGCGAGCGGCATTGAGCCGTTCATCTTCCGCGCGATGGACGGTTGGCTCACCAAGGGGAAGTGCTACGTCCTCCAGATCGGCAACCCGAAGTTCAAGGAGGGCGACTTCTACGCGGCGTCGAAGTCCGGCGTCTACGAGGTCTTCCACTGCTCGGCCTTCGACGCGCCGCGGTTCGTGATCCAACAGCGATGGATCGACGACCAGCGCCGCACTCTAGAAGACCGCGGCGGCGACGAGTCGGACTACTACTGGCAGACTCAGGTGCTCGGGCAGTTCGCCGAGCGCGCCGGGGACCTGGCGCTGTTCCCGTCGTCGCTCCTCGAAGCGGCGAAGGACGCGCGCCCTGGCGAGCACACGGACGCCCACGTCGGCTACGACGTCGCGCGGTTCGGCGAGGACCGCAACGTCGTCACGCTTACACGCGGGGAGGTCGTCGAGGCCGTCGAGGCGTGGAGGGGGCTCGACCTCTCCGCGTCGCGCAAGCGCCTCATGGATCTCTGCACGTCCTGGGGCGTCGGCGCCGCTCTCGCCCACCGGATCCACGTCGACGTAGGCGGCCCCGGCGCGGGGCTCGTCGACGCGATCCGCGAGGCAGGCTGGCAGGTCGACGCGGTCGACTTCGGCGCGAAGACCAGGGGGGACTGGCGGGACCTGCTCGGGCCGGTGAAGTGCGCCAACCGCAAGGCCGAACTCTTCCGCGTCGGGCACGAACTGCTCAAGCGCAAGCGGGCGTCGATCCCCGCGCGGTTCCGCTCGACGTGGGAGCAGCTCGGCTGGATCCGCGGCGACTACCGGCCAGGGACGGACACGTTCTTCATCGAGCCGAAGAAAGACCTGAAGGTCGAGGTCGGCGAGAGCCCGGACTTCGCCGACTCGTGGGCGCTGAGCTTGAGCCGTGCCGTGGACGGGGTTAGGGTCTGGAGACTATGAGGCGACCCGCGTACGAGGTCGAGCACGAGCGTCTACGCATCATCGAGCTAGACTCGAAGGGCGACTCGGCCGAACAGATCCGGCGCCGGCTCGGGCTCGCGAAGTGGCGCGTGCAGCAGGTCCTTGGCAAGGCAGGACGGCACGCCGACTTCTCCGAGCCGCTGGTCGTCCCGAAGGGCGTCAGTAGGGCTCCCGGCGTGGCGAAGCTCAACGAGGCCGACATGGGCGTCAACCCGCTCGCGCGCACAGAGGACAGGAAGCGCGGCGGGTCGTGGCGTAAGTTCATGCGCGAGCGCGCGAAGGCCGACGCGCGCGTGCTGGCCGCGGGGAACCCGAACTGGCCGAAGACCAAGGCAGAAAAACGCCTGCGCTACATGAAGAGCCGCCACGAGTTCGTGCGCGCCGTGCGGGCGTCGTGGTCGGCGAAGCGAACGGAGCCGTCGTGATCGTCACCCGCCGCAAGACCTGAGCGGACGTCCGCTCCACCGAGCCCGTGCGGCTCTGGATCGTCGAGTGCGACGACTGTCACGGCATCTCGTCGACCGACTCGGTCGAGCCGCCGCGAGCGTGCCCGTTCTGCGGGTCGATCGAAGTCACGGCGCAGCGCCGAGGTAGGCTATGACCCTCTTCCCCGAGCACGTCACCATCGGCGTCGCCGCGCTCCGTCTAGGCGTCTCAGAGGACGTCGTCCGCGCCGTGGTCTCCGCCTTCAACCTCCCGACCGAGCCGCTCGTCGACCTTGAGCAGGTCCGCGCGCACCTCCGGCAGCGGACCGTCGACCGGATGCCGGACCACCTGGGCGACCAGGAGAAGTCACGCGGGGGCATTCTTGACCCAGGCTCGCGCTGGTAGGGTCGGCGCGTCGCCTCGGCGCCCCCGGGAGCGACGATCGACCACCCGCGAGGGACCCCGACCATGCCGCTCAAGTCAGACCTGCACTCCACGGCGCTGCTCAAGATGCTCTTCTGGAACGAGGTTGCAGCGGCGAACGTTTATAACCAGTTAGGATCGGGGCAGCCGATCCGCGGGACGGCTGGCTCGATGTACGTCGCGCTCCACACGGCAGACCCGGGCAAGGCCGGGCTTCAGGACGCGAGCGAGGTCACGGTCGGCGCGTTCGCCGGCTACGCGCGCCAGCCTGTCCTGTGCGACCCGAGTACGTGGACGTTCACCACGCCGAAGAAGATGTCCAACACGGCGACGATCACCTTCGGCCCGAAGACCAACGGCGGGACCGTGACCGTGCTCTACGCCTCGGTCGGCGTCGCCATGTCCGGCGCGACGAAGCTGCTCTACCGCGCGCCGCTCGCGCTTACGCAGTCAGCCACGTTCCAGGTGAACGCCGGCAACCTGATCGAGGTCGCGAACCAGGCGACGACAATCAACGTGGCGCTGAACGACCAGGTTATGTTCATCGACGTCGAGAGCGACGTGCTCCCCACAGAGATCAATACGAACCTGGTCTACTACGTCATCGGTTCGCCCGGGACGCATAGCTTCACGATCAGCGACTCGCTCGGAGGCGGCACGAAGACTGTTACAGCCGGCTCCGGCCGCATCGCCAAGGTCCTCTCGAAGACGATCACGCTGAACGACCGCTTCGAGTTCGCCGCGACGAAGCTGGAGTTCACGGAGGACTAGGCAGGGTGTGGCGAAGTCAGGCAAGCTCGCCCGCGAACTGCTCCAGCTCCACTTCGAGAACGTCGGCATCGCCGGCATCGGAGACGCGACTGGTCTCCGCGGCTCGTCGACCGCGGGCTCGCTCTACCTGAACCTCTATTCGGCCTTCGGCGGGGCTGCCGTCTCCTACATCGGCTACGTCGAGGTCGCCTCCGCGCGCGCGGCCTCGGTCTGGATGTTCGGCTCGGGATACGAGTCGAGCGTTGACGCGATCGTCTGGGGCACGAACACCGGGCACTCCACTGTCACCGCGCGCTGGTGGGGCGTCTCGCGCACGCCAGGCGCTGTCCCCGATTGGTACGCGCCGATCTCCGGCGAGCGCCCGCGCGCGTTTGCCGTCACCGCGGCGAGCCTCGGCTCGAACAGGATCCTCTGCCCCGGGCACGGGCACGCGAACGGGACGCCGGTCACGATGACCTCGCTCGACGGCGCGACGTTTCCGACGTCGCACCCGACGTCGGAGGCGCTCTACTACGTCGTCGGGTCGACGACTGACGACCTCCAGCTCGCACTCTCCGTAGGCGGCGCGGCCGTGACGCTCGGGAGCGTCGGTGCCGGCCAGCTCTGGTCCGTGCGCGAGGTCGTGATCGACCGCGGGCGACGCCCGGTCGCGGACACCGGCACGCTTAGCGTGTGGCCCGAGCGCGTCGAGGTGTCACAGTCCAACGGCGTCCTGACGAACTTTGTCTCCGCGTGGGGTATCTCGATCACGTTCGAGGACGCGATCACTGGAGGCCCCGTGCTCGTCGGGGAGTACCTGCGCACGGGCTCGAAGAAGTACTGGGCGCACGCGCCGAACGGGCTGCGCGTGACGGGGAAGACGCCAGCGTTCATCGACGGCGGGCCGCGCACGAGCGGCGTGCTCAGCGTCGCCAACTGGGATCAGCACGGGATGATGACGTCGCGGTCGGTGCGAACGACCGAGCAGGGTCTTGATGCGACGATCGGCATGAGCGGGAGCATCAACGCGCCGTTCTACAACCGCAACATCAACATGGCGGCGGCGCTACAGGGGATCGGGACCGCATCGCTCGTCGTCAGCGCGAACGGGTCCGCTAACGCGATCATCGCCATCCGCTCGCAGGAGACGCCGTTCGGGCGCCCGCAGGTCTACTCGATGCTCGTCCTGACCGTTGTCGCGGCGATCCCACCGGTTGGCTCTTTCCGCCCGTGCGTCGGGCGCAACCCTGAGTCTTTCGCTAAGCCGATCCCGCCGTACAACGTCGCGAACATCCGCTACGACCGCCTGCCGTCGCTGGCGATCCCTTCGGATCCGAACCAGCTAATTCCGACGTGGGCGAAGATCAACTCCTTCCTCGATGGCGAGTGGTATGAGTCACCGAACGTTAACCCCGGCGGGTCGATCCTGAAGCAATACAGCCGGCCGCAACTACACATGACCGTCGACGGGTCGCGTACATACGGTCAGGACGTCGCAGCGGCATACTCGGCTTGTCTCGCAAAGCTGATGCTTGCCTACCCGCAGGCCGAGAAGGAGATCGCCGTCCAGGAGATGTGCCAGATCGGCTACGAGACTTACCTGATGTCGGCCTGGGACAGGCACACGAGTACGGCATTGTCTGTAAGTACGAGTGGACACTGGGGGGAGAACGCCGGGCAGGGATGTCTGCCAGTGCTGCGGATGCTCTTCGCTGGGATCATGCTCGACGACGTGAATATCCTAAACGAGTGCAAGTGGCTCGGTCCGGCCGCGTCGACGTTGGCTGCGACGAAGCAATGGTTCCACGAGCACGGTCAATACTTCAAGGTCGGTGAGTCGGGTACTGGAAACTTCGGACAGTGTGGCTACGGCGCGACGCCGCCAGGCGGTGCAAACTGGATTCCGGACGGAACGGCGGAGTGGGGCGTCGCGCACAGACTACAGGTATTGACTAGCGACCCGCTTAGCGACGTATCTGCGTGGGACGAACAGAAGCTGTCTCATCCGTCTTATCCGAAGCAAGCGACCGGAGAGAACTGTCCAATAGGCCCGGGAGGAAATACTACGCAGTACAGGCTGTGCTGTACGGCTAACGTCACTTGGATTGCCGACCTCTACCTCCGGTGGCTCGACTCGCAGGGGCTCGCTGCTTACGAGGACTACCTTCCGCCGGCGCTCGGGTGGTATCTGCGCGACACAGCCGGCGGAGGGCGCGGGTTCATCGAGCAGAATGTCGCGTGGGGGCAGCCACCGGAGAATCCGGCCCCCGCTCCTGTTACCCAAGGCGCTTTGCATTTCTTCGAGGTCATGCGCGGCCCCCTAGGGAATGCCGGAATCTGCAAGCTCGTCAAGTACGCATACGGAGACGACTACACCACCTACCCACTGCCCACGCTCTGACCATGGGATCCAAGACCACCACCTTCTCCAACGAACTCCTCGGGCTCCTCTTCACCAACGCGAACATCGCCAACGTCGGCGACGCGACCGGGCTCCGCGGCTCGACGTCGCCGGGGTTCTGGTACGTCGACCTCTACTCGGTCTCGCCAGGTAACGCGGGCGGCGGGACGAAGGTCGCGTACACCGGCTACACGCAGGTCACGCTGAACCGCAGCACCGGCGACTTCACGCTCGTCTCGAACAGCGTGAAGAACGTGCCGGCGATCTCGTTCGGCAAGCGCACGGACTCGGGCGCGGCGCAGAGCGCGCGGTTCTGGGGCATCTCGCGCTCGACGACCGGCGCCGCCGACTTCTGGGGCGCGGTCGGATTGGAGAAGCCGCGCGTCTTCCTCGTCACGACGGCGAGCCTCGCCTCGAACCGGCTCGTTTCCGCGGCGCACGGGTTCTTGGACGACGACGAGATCGTCTGCCTCACGGTCGAGCAGGCGGGCGCCTATCCCACGACGCCGCCCGTACAGGAAACCGTCTACTACGTTCGCAACAAGACCACCGACGACTTTCAGATCGGTTCGATGCCTGGCGGTTCGGCTCTGACGCTCGGCGGCGTAGGGTCTGGGCGCGTGCAGAAGATCCTGTCGAAGTCCGTCACGCTGAACGACACGCCATCGGTGAACGCGAACGAGATGGTCATCTACGACGACTGAGATGCCATGCCCTCCAAGGACTTCGGACGATACATCGACGCCGCGGGCGCGACCGTGATCGACACGGCCGGGCCGGACGTCGCGTATTCGTCCACGGTCTCCGAGGATCTAGCTTTCTCGCTCGACGAGGGCGGACGCGCCGAGGTGACGTGCAACGACGTCGACCGCAACGTCCTCGTGATCCACTCCGCGCGCGCGAAGCTAGCCTCTGGCGCAACCGGAACGCGGACGTGGCGTGAGGTCGTGTTCGTCGACGATCAGCTCGGAGGCGGGTTCGTCGCGGCGAAGCAGTCCTACGCGATGGGGTTCGTGTCCGACGCGGACGGGATCACGCAGTCGCAGGTATGCGCCGCGAGCGTCGTCAACCTACAGCAGGGGCACAAGCTCAAGGTACGGCAGATCCTGGAGGCTGCGAACGGGACGGGGAACTTCGAGGAGGTTGGGCAGTCGAGTTTGCAACTCCTCGCGCTGCCGCGGTCGTTCCCGGTCTGCATCTTGAGTCGATCGACGCAGTTCGTGCTCGCCGTCTCGACATGGAACACGATCGCCTTCGACGAGAAGCTCAAGGTCGACGGGTGGGCGTTCATCGTCAACACGACGACCGGAACGATCACCGTGCGCAGGACTGGGGTGCTCAACATCACTGCGAACGTCTGCGTTCGAGAGGATGCTGCTTCCGGATCGTGCCAGGGTGCCATCGTCCAGACACGGATGCTCCTGTCCTCTGTCGGGATCACCAACTCGCAGCGGTCGGGCCACTGTCCAGCGGTCGCCGTCGCGCAGTCGTACTGCTCGCTGAACTCGCTGAAGCGTGTAGCCGTCGTGGCCGGCGACGTGATAGAGATTCAGGCGCGCGTCGAGACACGCGTAGGCGTCTCGGAGACGTTCCGCACTCAGCAGAGCCGCTGCGCGGTCTCCCTGTTTATGGAGTACGGCGTCTCTGCCGACGACATCCACATGGAGAGCATCGTCGACCAGGCATGCAACGCGACGCTCGACGTCGAGTGGGACGACGAGAATTCGAAGAGCACGCCGCCGTTCGTCCACTCGCTGACCGAGAGCCAGCATCAGTTCTCCGTACAGGCGGACCATAAGTACCTGCTCACCTGCGCGCTCTCGCACTTCCGCGGGACGCCTACCACGGTCGGGCTCGCGTTCGAGACGGTCTGGCGCGTCGCGGGCGTTTCGTCCTACGCGGGCGCGGGTGGAGTGTTCAACCGCGGGAAGATCGGCTCGACAAACCAGGACATGAGTTCGCTCCAGATGGCGACGCTCCTCTTCCCGGCGGCAAACACGGTCGTCAGCGTCCAGCAGGCGAAGGCCGGAACGGGGTCGGACTCGACGGTGAAGGTCATTGGGTCTACTACGTCCACGATCGCTGCTGCCGACCTCGTCGGGATCGACCTCCAGGACTGGCCGGCAGACCGCGCGGACGGCGAGGCGCTGGGTACGCTGGGCGAGGCGGGGCATGGCAGGCTAGACGCGACCGTCGGGCAGCTCGCCACGGCGGCCATGGGGACGCTCGGCGAGGCCGGGGGGACGGCGACGGCAACGACCGGGGCGGGCGGCCAGGCCCGCGGCGTATCCGAGGCCGGCTCGACGGCCACGGCGGGTCAGCCACACGGCGGCGAGGTCCACGCGCTCGGGGAAGCCGGGGCGACTGGCGCGTTTACCCTGGCGCTCGGCGGCTCTTCGGCGATCGGATCGAGCGAGGCGCTCGGGACTGGCTCGGCGACGCTAGCGGCCGGCGGCGTGGCGTTCGTGATCGGCGAGGGGAGCGCGTCGCATGCCGCTGCCGGGCTTCTCCAGCGCATGACCATCAGGTCCGTGACCGAGGCCGTGGACGACTTCCGGGTCTACTACCCGGCGACCGTCGAGGGGAACGCCGTCGACGACTCGACGGCTGTCGCGCCCTTGTCGATGGCGCTCGGCGTCACCGCGGCGGCGATCGCCGTGGGCGAGGCGCTGGCGACGGCGACGGCCAGCCTGCGCGGCGGCGCGCTCGCGTCGGGGCTCTCCGAGGCGGACGCCTCCGCGCGCGGCGGGTTCAGCGTCCAGGGGCAGGCCGTCGGGATCAGCGACGCGACCGGCTCGGCCGGCGGGCGCACGCTCGTCTACGCGGTGACGGTCGCCGTCTCGGACGCGGGCGGCGCGGCCGGCGCGCTGCTCGTCATCGGCGGGACCGGCCAGGCGATCGGCGAGGCTGTCAACGCCGCGAGCACCGCGGCGCTCCTCCAGGGCGTCCAAGCCGTCGCGATCGGCGGCGGCGTCGCGCTCGGAACGGCGACCGGCGGACTGATCACGCCAATCGAGGCGCGCGCGGTCTCAGAGGCGCTCGGCGGCGGGATCGCCGGGGTCACGGTCGGGCTCGTCTCGACCGGCATCGGCGAGGTGCTCACGGCCGTCGCCGCGCCCGGGCTCGCGCTCGGGTCGACCGCGCTCGGGACCGCGGAGGGGATCGCCTCGCTCGCCCAAGCGGCGCTGCGGCTCGACGCCGCCGCCGTCGCTCTCGGCGAGGGCCTCGTCGGACAGCTACTCGTCGGCTCGGTGTCCGCGACGGAGGTCGTTACCTTCGAGGCTCGCATCAACCGCAGCGAGACGATAGACCTAGAGGTGGCCCGTTCGGTCTCCATAGACGCGGAGATCGAGGCGACATCCGAAACTGGACTAGAGAGGTAGTGCATGGCGACGGCAACCGAAGAGATCCACGTCGGCGACGTAGGGACGGTGTTTGAGGTCACGATCAAGGAGGCAGGCGCGGCGGTGAACATTTCGCTCGCGACGACCAAGGACTTCATCTTCCGCAAGACGTCGCTCGTGCTCATCACCCGCGGCGCGGCGTTCAAGACGAACGGCACGGACGGGAAACTGACGTACACCACGATCGCGGGCGACCTCGACGAGGCCGGCGTCTGGGCGCTCCAGGCCCACGTCATCGAGACGGGCAAGGACCACAAGACCGAGGTAGTGAAGTTCAAGGTCCACGCGAACCTGTAGGGGGGTCACAATGATGGACATGCGCCGCTGCACGGCCTGCAACCGATGGAAGCCCGAGGATCACTACTCACCGGCCCCGATCAAGGGGAAGGCTGGGCTGCACTCGCACTGCCGCGACTGTCGCGCGGCCCACGCGAAGCACCACCGCGCGCGAGTCGCCACGTCGCGCGCGAGCGACCCGTACCGGGCGAAGGCCGGGTGGGGAAGTCACGCGACGTAGGCTCTCGGCAGGATGGCCGGGGCTAGTATCGCGCGCGTGACCACCGACACGAAGGCGTGGGGCGGACCGCGTTCCGCGTTGGAGAACCCGTTTGAGCGTAAGAACGGAGCGGCGTCGGCGATCGTCGAGAAGTCCTGGTCACTCGGCGGCTCGCAATCGTTCTCGGCGCAGCTCAAGCTGATCCTCGGCGGGTCGGAGAAGGTCGAGAAGCCGTACCTGCAAGACCCGTGGGTCTACTCGTGCATCAACGCGCGGGTGCGGTCGGCGATGGAGGCTCCGCTGCGCGTCTACGCGAGCGACGACCCGGACGCGCCGGAGGTGAAGGCGGGCAAGCTCTACGACCTGCTCGCGCGGCCGAGCCCGCAGTTCTCATGGAAGAAGACGCTGGAGCTGTCGATCATCTTCGACTGCCTCTTCGGCGAGACGTTCTGGTTCCTCGTCGCGCCCCGTGCTGGCCGCGATGGATCGACGACGTTTGCGCCGGTTTCAGGCACCGAGTTCCCCGCCGAGTTCTGGCCCGTTCGCGGCGACGCCGTGGTCGAGGTGATCGACGAGAATACCGGGCTCGTCAAGGCGTGGAAGTTCATGGCAGGCTCGAAGGTCCACGAGTTCCCGCGCGAGTCGGTCGTCCAGGTCTACCACCCCGACCCGTACAACCCGCTGCGTGGCGTCGGCCCGGTCTCGGCCGCGTTGCGTGCGATCCAGAAGAGCTGGTCGGCCGAACGCTACGACGAGGGGCTGCTCTCGAACGGCGGGATGCCCGGCGGCATCTTCACTGTCCCCGATACGCTCGGCGAGCCCGGGCGGCGGCAGCTCAAGGAGAGCTACCGCGAGAACCACGGGAAGCCGGAGGCGCAGCGGACGCCCCTCGTGCTGGAGCAGGGCCTCAAGTTCGAGCCGATCGGGTTCGCCCCTATCGACATGCAGTTCTCCGAGATGCGCGACGCCGACCGCGAGGTCATTATGGCCGCGCTCGGGGTCACGAAGCCGATCCTCGGCATCGTCGACGACGTGAACCGTGCGAATGCGGACAGCGCGGAGCGGATCTTCTGGAAGACGACCGTGCTCCCGACGCTGACGCACGTTGCGGACGGAATCAACGAGGGGCTGGCGCTGCGTCAGACGGGACACGAGGCGAAGTACCGCGTGCGGTTCGACCTGTCGAAGGTCGACGCGCTCTCCGACGTGAGCCCGGAGAAGGTGACCGGCATCCGCGCGCTGGTCGGGGTCGGGCTCTCGTTCAACGAGGCCGCCGAGACGGTCGGCATGGACCACCCGGGCGTCGAGGGCGGCGACGACCGCTACCTGGAGACGGGGCTGGTGCCGGTGGACCTCGCGGGTCAGCCGCCCGCGCTCGCGCCCGGGGGCGCGCCCGAGCCGGACGAGGAGGATGACGAGGAGGACGACGAGCCGGAGCCCGCCGAGCGTCAGGCGCTGCCGATCGTCGCGCGCGAGGCCGAGGTCGTCGAGTCCGACCCGCTCACCGACGGCGAGCAGAAGGCCGTCGCCAAGATGGACCGCCCGTTCCGCGAGAGGCACCTCGCCGTCTACGAGAAGCGCCTCTCGTCGCACGACAAGCGAATCGCGCGCAAGGCACAGGCGTCGTTCCGCAAGTGGCTCCTCGACCTGCGCGACCGCCTCTCCGACTTCGCCGAGGGCGCGAAGGCGCTCGGTACGGTGGATGTCGCCGCGTTCGTTGCGCTGGAGGCTGATCGCTCGAAGTCCGCCGCGGTCGCCGCGCTCGACGCGCTCATCCTGAGAGACATCGAGCGGTACTGGAAGGCGCTGGCCGCCGACCTGCGCCACCCGTACGCGCTCGCGTGGGACACCTCGGCGAAGGCGACGGCGAACAGCCTCGGCTCGTCGACGTTCATCCGGTCGACCTCGCCCGAGGCGCTGAAGTACCTGCGCTCGCGCGCGCTGAAGCTCGCGGAGGGCGCGTACTCGACGATCGCCGAGGACGTCAAGCGCGTCATCCTGCGCGCGCTCTCCGAGGACGGGCCGTCCGTCGGCTCGCTCGCGTCGCGCATCGAGGCGACGCTCACGCGCCTGCGCGCGGACGTGCTGGAGATGGCGAACAACCTGCCTGCCCGCGCGGAACGGATCGCCCGCACGGAGTCCGGCGCCGTCGCCGTCCGCGCGCGCGTGGAGGAGATGAAGAAGGACGGAGTCGAGAAGCACATGTGGGCGACCGCGGGCGACGCGCTCGTGCGTGAAGAGCACGCCGCGCTCGACGGCGTCGTCCGCGTGGTCGGCAAGCAGTTCCGTCCGGGGCTGCGATGGCCGCTCGACGAACAAGCCGACGCTTCGCAGGTGGTGAATTGCCGCTGCGACGTGATTCCCGTAGTGCCGGAGCCGTGACCATGGACATCAAGAGACTAGAGCCGCTGATTCTCGCTGGACAGGCGACCGAGGCGCAGATGGCCGAGGTCGGCGTCGATCGCGTCGCTGCGATCAAGACCGCGCCGACGGCGGTGAACCTGCGCGAGTTCGTCGGCGAAACGAAGCAGCTCGGGCCGCGTCGGTTCGGGTTCGCCATGTCGAGCGAGCGGCCCGACCACGTCGGGGACATCCTCAAGGGCGACGGGTGGGACGTCGTGACGTTCAGGAAGAACCCCGTCGCGCTCTGGGGGCACGGCCGGACGAACGACGTGCCGATCGGAACGTGGCCGAGCGTGACGGTGAACGCCGAGGTGGCCGGGACGAAGGGGCTCGTCGGCGAGATGGAGTTCGCGCCCGCTGGCGCGTCCGAGTTCGCCGACACCATCCACCGCCTGACCGAGGCCGGCGTCATCAAAGCGACGAGCGTCGGCCTGCGGTTTCTGGAGACGCGCGACATCAAGGACGCGAAGGAGCGCCAGGAGCTCGGCCTCGGGCCGTACGGCATCTTCTCGGTCCGTCACATGCTCCTGGAGTGCTCGCTCGTCTCGGTCGGGATGAACCCCGACGCGCTCGCGCGCTCGTGCGACGAACTCCTGACGAAGGGGCTCGTCCTGCGCGGCGGCGTCGAGCAGGTGTTGAAGACGGTGCCTGTGACCGAGCGCGACTGGGCGAACGTGATTCGTGAGCTGTGCGCGAAGTCGTATCCGGCGGCGAGCATCCCCGACAGCGAGTGCCGGTACGACGAGGCCAAGGATGCGGAAGTCACGGACACGGCGGATCCCGACTGGGTCGGCTCTCTCACCGAGGAGGTCCTCGCGCTGCGGCGTGACTTCTCTTCTCTCTCCTCGCGGATTGACGCGTGGTCTTCGCTAGCCTCTACTCAGGCGGAAGCGATCCGCAAGCTTGCGGACGCGAACGAGCGCCTCGCGGGAGGCGCGCGACCTCTCGGCTCTGATCCCGGGGAAACCGGCGCGAAGGGCAACGCGGGGGCCGAACACGATCCCGCAGAGATCGAGAAGGCCGTCGACGCGGCGCTCGGAAACGTCCGACGCGCAGCGACGACACGACGCTAGACGCGGGAGGCACGGACCTCTCGCGGGAGAGGTTCGAAGATGCCCGAAGTTCAATCGGAGACCTACAAGGCTCCCGAGGTGGTCAAACAGACCATCGAGGCCTTGGGTGCAAAGCTCGTCGGCGTGATCGACGAGCTGAAGACGTCCGAGGGCGCCGCGCGCGACGCGCTCGGCAAGGAGATGGAGCGGATCAAGACGCAGGTCGAAGGTCTCAACTCCGCGCTCAAGAATCACGAGAGTCGCCCCAACTTCTCCGGCATCGAGGTCGGGAAGAACGGCGAGCCCGGCAAGGTGAGCTTCGGACGCATCGTCCAGCTCGTCACGAACCCGAAGCTCATCGACCGCAAGGAGTACGGCCTGGAAGCCGACATCTACCGGCGCTCGCAGGAGTACGCAGACCGGTCGGACACGCCCCCGGAGGTGAAGGCGCTCATCGGTTCGGCCACGGATCCCTCTGGCGGATTCCTCATCCCGACCGAGATCCAGGAGCAGATCTGGCCCGAGCTCCTCGCCGGCACGATTGCGGGACAGCTCGGCGTGACGCAGATGAACGACCTCATGGGGAACGTCGAGTTCATCCGTGAGACGGCTGGCCCGACCGCTGTGTACGTCGACTCGGAGGCTGATCCCGCCGTCGAGGGTGCCGAGAGCGGATCGACGTTCGCGGCGATCTCTCTCGTCCCGCACACGCTCGGGGCGTTCGTCCCGCTCTCGCGGAACATGCTCATCCAGAAGCCGTCCGTGATCGAGAGCTACGTCCGCGCGGAACTCGTCCGCCGGACGCAGATCCGCGAGGATCTGACGTTCTTCCTGGGGACCGGCAACAACTCCGAGCCCCGCGGCGTGCTGCTCGACCCGCAGGTGCAGAACTACACCTGGACGTCGACGGCTGCCACGGACTGGCGCGGGACCAACACCAACCCGCAGAAGGTGTCTGGTGACCTGATCGCGATGGCGGACAAGGTTTCGGCTAAAAACGGCATCGGTCCCGCGTCGAAGCTGGGCTGGGCGATGGGTACGAAGACCCAGTCGGCGCTCGCCAACGCCATGCAGGAGGGGATTCCTCTCTTCCGCGGCATGAACGAGCTGTTCCCGAACCGTCTCCTCGGCATTCCCGCGCTCGCGAGCACCCAGCTCAACAGCGCGGCGAACACCACTCAGCGTCTGCTCTTCGGCGACTGGTCGAAGGCATACATCGGGCGGTGGGGTGGCATGGCTCTGGCCGCGTCGGACGAGGCCGGGCCGAACTTCCGCACGGGGCGCCGGACGATCCGGCTCCTGCTGTCCCATGACGTGTGCCTGATTTACGGCGACGTCGTCGTGTCCGCTTCGGGCGCCGGTGTCGCGCAGACCGGCAACGTCGACATCACCAACAGCGGCATCAACGTCTAGCGCGAGGACCCACCCAAAATGTTCACTGCATTCAATCCCTCTAGCTTGGTCGATCTGATCCCGATCGCCATCTCGCAGACGGTTGCGGCTGCCGCCACCGTCGACATTCCCGACGCGAACAAGATCGACACGACGAAGTACGAGCACATGTACGTCGTCGTGAACGTCGGGACCAACACGGGCACCGCCACCACTGTGAAGTTCTTCCACGCGGACACGAACAGCGTCCTCGGGACAGAACTCACCACGAAGGTTCTCTCGATCGCTAGCGGCGACAGCACCAAGACCTTCGAGCAGGAGATCCGCTGTCGCGGTCTCGGGAAGTTCTTCAACGTCCAGGTTGCTGCTGTCGGTGGCACCAACATCGTGGTGACCGTCAACGCATGGGGCGTCAAGGCCCAGGACTCGTCCGAACTCGCGGCTCTCGCCACGACCTCGGCGCTCTCCAAGGTCGCGAAGACCCTCAATTAGGACCCTTCCTTCCGCAGGCCCCCGGCGGTTTCGACTTCGCCGTCGGGGGCCACCTTCCTCTCCTCACATGGTCGCCACGCTCAAGGCTACGACGATCGACCGCGTGAAGGCCGCGGGTCTTGGGTCGTTCGACATCAACTCGGACGACTACGACGACTTCCTGATGGGGCTCATCGAGGAGACGTCCGTCCAGTTCGAGACCTATCTTGGGCACAAGCTCCTCAAGTCAGCGCGCACCGAGGTCCAGGACGTCGAGAAGTTTCAGCGTACGTTCTTTCTACGTGAGTACCCGATCACGTCGGTATCGACGGTCAAAGTCCGCTCGGCGATCTCGACCGACTGGGCGTCGGTCTCTGCGCTGACGGCGACGACGTACTCGGTCGACACCGTTACGGGCCGTCTGTACCTGGACACGTCGACGGCGTACGAGGGGCACGACGCGATCCAGGTCGTCTACACGGCCGGCTTCTCGACGACGACCGCGCTCCTGATCACGGAGTACCCGGAGATCGCATCTGCGGCCGAGCGGCAGGTCGCGTACCTCTTCCGCCGTCGCAACGAGCTCGAAGCGTCGACGCACTCGGTCGGCGGCGGCACGTCCTCGCAGGTCGGCGCGGCGAAGATGCTCCCCGGCGTCATGGAGACCCTGCGGCCCTACCGGCGCATGGTGCTCTGACCCGAATGGTCGAACTCCGCGTCGACGCCTCGCGCGCGATCCGGCGCCTCGCCAAGGTGCGCCGCGACCTGCCCGTCCGCGCGCGCGCTGCCCTGCGATTCCTCGGCGCCGAGTGGGAACGGCGCATGAAGCGCGGGCAGTTCTTCCCATACCGCGGGCGAAGCTACGCGCGCCGGCTCCAGATCCGCACCGGGTCGCTGCGCCGCGCGATCCGGTTTCGGCTCGCTGGTACGCCGAAGGAGCCGGAGCTCCGCATGTTCGTCCAGGGCGTCCCGCACGCTCGCATCCAGGAACTCGGCGGCGTCGTGCGCGGGCGCCCGTGGCTCGCCATCCCGCTGCCGTCGACGCTGAAGCCTTCCGGCGCTGGCGTGAAGGCGCGATACAAGACCGTGCGGCGCGGCGGCGGGTGGGAGACGACGCGCGGCGAGAGGACGTTCGTGCGGCGCACGAAGGCCGGGAACCTCGTCGTCTTCGCCGTCACCGGGACGCGCACGAAGCGGCTCGTCCCGCTGCTAGCTCTGAAGCGCAGAGTCAAGCTGCCCGCGGGACGGCTCGGGTTCTTCCGCACCTGGCGCGAGATGGAGGGGCGGCGTCGCCGAACGCTGAAGGAGGTGCTCCGTGACGCTCTCGCCTGACTTCTCCTCGGTCAACTACCGGCCGACCGGGGCGTCCAACGGGTTCCAGACGTTCAACCTCTACGTCCCGTCGCCGGTCGCGCGGAAGGCGCCCGCGGCGGGCTGGCCGTGCGTCGTCGTCGTCAACTGCTCGGCGTGGACGTCGTCCACCAAGGGGTCGACGATCTCGGACGTCCGCGAGCGCATGGTCCAGTGGGGCCTCGCCGTGTGCGACGCGACGGTCACGCAGGCGGGCGCGGGCGCGGGCAACGGCTACTTCTGGCGTCCCGAGGACGCGGGCTGGACGACGGCTGACGTGCCTGAGAAGGACGTCGTCTGGGTCGTGCAGAAGCTCCGCGACCAGGCGGCGACCTACGGGATCGACGCGACCAAGATCGGGCTCTACGGGAACACCTACGCGGCGGCGCAGCTCGCGGCGTGGGTCGCGCTGTCGACCGACTTCGCCAACGCCGGCGCCGGCACGAATCAGGAGAAGATGTCCTCGCGCGCGCAGGCGCTCGTCGCGCGCAGCGTCAGCGCGTGGAACCCGGCCATGCTCAACTCCGCGGCACAGATCCACCTGCGCGACGCCACGGTCACGTCGACGCCCGCGGCGACCTACGCGGCTGCGATCGCCGGGCACCGCGAGGCCGTCTCGCCGATCTTCCGCGCGATCACGGCCGGCGACCTGAACGACTCGCTCGCGGTCTACCTGCGCCCCTC